GCCAGCATGCGATTCACCGACGAGCGCAAGGACGAATTCCAGGCCGACTGGGGTGCGCAGGAGGCTGTGCAATGACCCCCTACGCCGCCCAAGTAGTCGATCTCCTCACCAAGGCCTGGGCCGCTGGATTGACGCGGGAACAAGTCCTTGACAAGGTGCAGGACCTGAAGTCCTCGACGTTGAGCATGGTCAGCGCGCGCCTTGTGCGGTCCGGCCGCATCTACGCGCGCGGCTGCAACCGTCGGCACCGTCTTTACTTCCACGCGAACGTGCCGCTCGACCTGGCAGACCAGGCGGCAGCGGAGCATGACGAGCGCTTTCGGGCCGCGTCGAAGCAGAAGCGCCAGGACAGGAATGCCCGCTACAAGGAGGCGGCAGCCGGAAGCCGAGAGCCGGCCGCCAGGCCCAAAGGCCACCGCGCCAAAGACATGATGAAGCGCACGGCGCGCATCAACACGCTGGCCGACCAGTACCGGGGCACGGCATCGCCCAAGGAACCTGCAAAGACCGCGCCCAAGGTCACCGGCATGGAGACCGCGCGCAAGGTGGTCGGTCCATCGTGCCGCAGCCGCTACGAGGTGGACCCGCAAAGCCTGAGCGGGCTGAGCAAGCTCCCGTTCGGGGTCTATGCCGAACCGGCCAGCCGGTGGGCGAGCGTGGCGACGGATCGGAGGGCGGCATGATCGAACTCACCCTACCCTATCCCCTGTCCGCGAACCGGTACTGGGTCGCCATCAGCATCCCAGGCCGAACCATGATGGCTCCATCCAAGGAGGCCAAGGCCTACAAGGAGCAGGTGGGCTGGCTGGTCAAGAAGGCCGGCACTAAGGCGCCCATCACTGGCCGCGTGGCTATCGAGATCCAGCTCTACCCGCAACGCCCGCAGGACTGGGCACGCCGGGCCCGAAAGGATCCGCTGACCTGGGATGACGACGTGCGATGCCTGGACCTGGACAACGCCAACAAGGTGCTGTTCGACGCGCTGAAAGGCCTGGCCATCGAGGACGACAAGTGGGTGCGCCGCATCGTGGCCGAGCGGATGGAGCCCGATGGCGAAGCCCGGGTGGTGGTGCGCATCACGCCGCTGGCCATGCCGGCAGCTGCTCAGCGCGATTTGCTGGAGGCGATGGCATGACCTGCCAGGACTGCGACACCGCAGCAACCCGCATGTGGAGCGCCTACACGATGCATTGCAAGGGCTGCACTGCCCGGGGTGTGGGTCGGTCGGTGCACTTCCGGCGCTGCCGCGACGCCGGCCGACAGGATCGGACCTATCGCCAGTTTCTGGAGCAGGCACAGGTGACCCATGAGGAGGTTCTGGCAGCAGTTGGTCGGGACTTTGAGATGCGCAAGGAGGTGCAGTGTGGCTGACACGAAAGTAGTGGCCAGTGCTGAGAAACGCCGGCCCCCAGCAGCAGGGAAGGGACGCCAGAAGGGCGTGCCGAACAAGACCACCACGCTGCTGCGCGAGGCCATCATCGAGGCCGCTGTCGCCAGCGGCAGCGACCGCAAAGGCAAGGACGGGCTGATCGGCTACATGCGGCGCCTGGCGGACAAGGACACCAAGTCCTTCGCCATGCTGCTGGGCAAGGTGCTGCCCCTGCAGGTGACAGGCGAGGGCGGAGGCCCGATCCCGGTCGCGGCCATGGCCTGCACCCCCGCAGAGTTCGCCCAAGTCGCGGCCGAGGTGGCCGGCAAGGTCTGATGCACAGCGACCGCGAACAGCTGGAGCGCATGGCGGCCGTCGAGATGGCCCGCCAGGACCTCTACTTCTTCAGCCGCTGGATGTTCCTTCGGCGGCGCGGCTTCAACTGGCGCCGCGCGCCGCACCATCGCAAGATCTGCGACGCACTGATGCGGGTCTATCGCGGCGAGTGCACGCGTCTGGTGATCAACATCCCGCCCAGGTACAGCAAGACCGAATTGGCGGTGGTGAATTTCATCGCCTGGACCCTGGGCCATTGCCCGGACGCGGAATTCATTCACCCGAGCTACAGCGCCACCCTGGCGGGCAACAACAGCGCCGCAGTGCGCGACCTGGTGCAGCACGAGGCCTACCGCGAGATCTTCCCCGAGGTGCAACTTGCGGCCGAAGGCAAAGCCCACTGGACAACCACCAAGGGCGGGGTGATGTACGCCACGGGCGCGGCCGGCACGATCATCGGCTTCGGCGCCGGCAAGATGCGCGAGACCTTTGGCGGCGCCATCATCATCGATGACCCGCACAAGGCCGACGAGGCGCGGTCTGATGTGGTTCGGCAGGGTGTCATCGACTGGTTCCAAGGCACCATCGAGAGCCGCAAGAACGACCCAGAGCGCACGCCGATCATCGTGATCATGCAGCGCCTGCACGAGCGCGACCTGGCCGGCTGGCTGCTGGACGGCGGCAACGGCGAGAAGTGGGACAGCCTGGTGCTCTCAGCCTGGCAGGACGATGGCTCGCCACTCTGGCCCGAGAAGCACAGCGCGGCCGAACTGGAGCGCATGGAGAAGGCGAGCCCCTACCACTTCGCCGGCCAGTACCGGCAGCGGCCTGCGCCGCCCGAGGGCCTGATCTTCAAGCCGTCCATGATCGAGGTGATCGACGCGCTGCCGGCCGTGCCCATCCGCTGGTGTCGAGGTTGGGACTTTGCCGACAGCCTCAAAGGCGACCACACGGCCGGCGGGAAGCTGGGGAAGCTGCCCGATGGGCGCTTCGTGATCGCCGGCATGGAGCGCGAGCGCTTCGTGGCCGAGAAGCGGGACCAGCTGATCAAGAACACGGCCAGCAAGGACGGCAAGGGTTGCCGCATCAGCATCCCCCAGGACCCAGGCCAGGCCGGCAAAGGCCAGGTGCGCGCAATGACTTCCATGCTGGCCGGCTACCCGGTGCACAGCAGCCCCGAGAGCGGCGACAAGATCACCCGGGCCGAGACCTTCGCCGCCCAGGTCAACGTCGGGAACGTGCTGATGCTGCGGGGGTCCTGGAATGAGCCTTTGACCGAGGAGATGAAGCTGTTCCCGAATGGCCAGTTCGATGACCAGGTGGACAGCCTCTCGCGCGCCTTCGACGCTCTGCAGAGCGGGCATGCCGTGTTCGGAACGACCAACGCCCCGGGCCTATGACGATGCGAAACCGCCAACCCCCCGCCCCGAGTCTGCTGCAGGAACTGGAGCGCCGGCTGTCACCCGCCGCGATGTGGGAGCTGCGCCGCGCGCTCAAGAGCTTTGCCGGCCAGAGGTATCACATCCGGCTGCGTGATGTGGTGTTCCCAGAAGAGCTGGCCCTGGCCTTGCAGTTGCTGAACCAGGGCCTGACACGCCTGGAGGTCCGCGACATCCTCATGGTGCGTCTGCAGGCCAGCAAGCGCAAAGCGTACCGGCTGATCCACGCGGCGCTGAACGCCCGCGCGGTGGTGCCGCCCACCCACCCGAACCCCGAAGGGCTGCGGCAGCTGGCGCTGGCGCTGGATGACGATGACTGACCTCGAGCGCCTGATCCAGTCCGCCGAAGCCCGGGCCAATCGCGCCAGCAAGGGCGTGCGCACGCTGATCGACAAGCTGGCCGAGGCCGCCTTCGAGAAGGTCTGGCGCACCCTGGTGGAGAACCCGGACGCCGACCCACGCGCCGTGATCCAGGCCGCGCAGCTGGAGTTCGGTGGTGGGTTCGCGGATGCCCTGGCCGAGGCCTTCAGCCAGCTCCTGCAGCGATCGATCGGAACGGAAGAGCTGCGGGCCATGCCGGTGGGCGACATCACCCTGGCGCGCAGCCTGTACCTGCATCGGGTCCAGACCCAGGCCGAGGTGACGGCGCTGGTGCGGGAGCATGCCAAGGGCGTGCACCAGGCGCGAGAGCTGTCCCTGGCGCTCTATGACGGCTACAGCCCGCAGGATGGCATCAGGCGACCCCTGGAGGGGCGCGCCAGAGCAGAGCTACCCCAAGCGCTGCGCAGCCTCACAGATGACCCAGACGCACGGCGCACGCTGACCGCGCTGCAGGTGCAAGGCCAGCAGCAGGCCGCCCGGCTCAAGACACAGGCTCTGCGCGCGGCCTACAGCGAAGCGTTCGACGCCTGGGAGCGCGGCGCCAGCCTGGAGGCGGTGCAGCGCAAGCTGCAGAACGCCATGCGGGAGAAGAACCGCTTCTATGCCGATCGGATCGCCCAGACCGAACTGCAGCGGGCGCATCAGGCCCAGGTGGCGCGGGAGTTGATGGACGATGTGGACACCACCGTGGTGCAGGTGCGGATCGACCCGAGCCACCCGCGCGAGGACATCTGCGATCTCCATGCGAGGGCGGATCTGTGGGGCTTGGGGCCGGGCAACTACCCCAAGGAGATGGCGCCGCGACCGCCTTTCCACCCCTTCTGCCGCTGCCGTCTGCGCTCCCGCCCATCGCTGGACGCGCGCAACGCCACCAAGGCACCGAACGGTGAGGCCGCCTACCTGCAGGCGCTTGGAGAGGCCAGGGCAGCCCAGGTGATGGGGTCAGCCGAGCGGGCCGAGCGCATCATGCGGGGGGAGCCGCTTGAGACGGTGGTGAACCAGGGCAAGGCCCGGGCCTACAGGCTGGCCAGGGTGGGCGATGTGGCGGCGCAGGGGCACGTGCTGCTGCAGGAAGAGGAGCCGGCATGAAGCGATGGGAAGCCCTGAAGATCGACGGTGAAAGAGTGACCCGCCCAGATTCCATGGTGGGGTCCATCGTCCTCATCGTGGAGAACGAATACCTGGTGTGCAGCTTCCCCGATGGCCTCGCTGAAGTGACCATCCCGGCGTGGGCGATCAGCCGTCGATCAGAACCCGCAGGGCCATCATCTTGTACCCAGGCGCCCGGTCCTCGTCGGTGATGGTCTCCAGCCAGCGTGCCACCCAGTTTCCGGCCTCTGGCAGCACGGCGATCAGCGCCACTTCCATGGCGAAGATCTCGCGGTAGAGCTCTTCCAGCCCGTTGTCGGCCTCGGTGATGGGCTTGCCGAAGTAGATCAGGCACTCGAAGGCGCGCAGGCCGGCCATCTGGAGCTCGCTGCGCTTGGTGCTGCTGGGCACGATGCGCACGATGGGGTAATCCTCGGGCGCCATGCCGGCCTCAAGACCGATCTTGCAGGTCACCACGCCGTCCACTGCGGCCAGCAGGTCGCGCAGCTCCTCCAGCACCACCATGGGCGAGTCGTAGAGCATCAGCTGCGCTCCAGGGAGACGGTGAAGAAGCTCCCCGAGCCGGCCGCCTGGGTGCCTGCCTCAGCTTCTGCGGCCTTCTGTGCGGCCTTGGCCAGGGCGATGCCGTCGCTGTAGTCCTTGCGGTAGGCGGTCAGCTTGGCCGCGAAGGTGTCGTCGGGCGCGCTGGTCATCTCCATGCAGGTGATGACGTAGGCGCGCAGCACGGTCAAGCGGGACACCCAGGCCGCGGGCAAGGTTCCCAGTTCGGCGACATCGGCAAAAGCCTGGTCTTCCCGGGCCTGGGTGACTCGCGGCGCCAGGAAGGCGTCGGTGTAGGGGTTACGCAGGGGCATTGCTGGCCTCCTTGGCGAGCAGGGACTGGATGCGGCGCGCAAAGATCGTGGGCGCCAGAGCGGCGGCGCGCGCCATCCAGGGGTCGGGCTTGTTGCCCGGGTGGTGCACCTCTTTGGCGAACCGGAATTGACCGCCAGATGGCCAGCGCAGCGCCCGCTTGTTCTTCGGCTTGATGACGTGCGGCCGCGCGCCCCAGTGCACAAACAGGGCATGCGGCGCCACCTGCAGATCGTGGCCAAGCTCCCAGCCGTCGGCAATGTGGCGCTTGTAGATCGAGCGCGTGAGCGTGCCGGTCTTGCTGTGCTTGCCGACCTCGCCCTCGACGAACTCTTCCAGCTCTTCGATGGTCTCGTTCAGGGCCTGGGCCGGCTGCGAGCCAATGGCAAGCAGGCGCTCGCGCACCTCTTTGGCGCCGGTCAGGTGGACCTGGAGCTTCATGCAGTCCTCACGGGCAGCACGCCGGCCAGGACGTAGTGAGTGCCGCTGGGTCCGTCAACCTCGCAGCGGAGGAGGTAGTCGGTGCCTGCGGTGCCGCCCGTGATCTTCTGCAGCACCTGGGTGCCGCTGATCGACGGGGCGCCCGACAGGATGGCGCTCGGGTTGGAGTCGGCTGCGCCAGCGTGGCGCGTGGCCGTGACTGTGGGGCTGGTCGGCGTGGTGGTCAGGTTGGCGAAGTCAAATCCCACCACCAGCACCTCGCTGGGGTCCTTGGCGTCGAAGCCCGGGTTCGTGATCGAGTTCATGGGCGGGCCTTTGCGGACAGCACCAGGCGGCGACGGCGCGCGGTGAGGGTGTGGCGGGGGAGGGCGGAGGTGATCGGAGCGGCGACCAGGCCCTGGCCCGCGCTCACGATGACTCCAAGGGTGACGGAGCTCGCGCCCAGCACCGGGGTGCCATCGGTGACCTGGCCAGTCGCGGCAGACACCACCGCGCCCAGCGTGACCGACCCGCCGCCCTGGAGCAGCACCTGGCCGGCCGCTGCAGTGACGAGGCTCCCCAGGGTGACAGCGCTTGCGCCTTGGATCAGGACGGCGCCCGCAGCGCTGCTGCTGACCGACCCGAGGGTGATGCTGCTGGCGCCCAGCACGCCACCAGCGCCGACGATGATGGTCGCGGTCTGGGTGCCGAGGTCCACACCATCGACGTAAAGCCGATAGGTGAAGGTGTAGGTGCCGTCTGGCGCCCCTGAGAACGTGAAGCTGCCGTCCTCATAGGCGAACAGGGAGCCCGCGACAGGAGGCGTCAGCACCAGGCCCTGAAACTCCTTGGGATCGTCGGCGCTGCTGTCCCAGTCGTTGTACAGGTAGCCCGGGCCGTGGTCGCCCGTGGCCGTGTTGGCGCGGATGTAGGCGCCCGTCTGCCCCAGGCCACCGCAGCCGAAGTGGTAGCCCGTGATGCCCTGGGGCGCGGAGTCGAACAGGTAGCTCACGCCGCTGCCGTGATCTTGGAGTTGCCGGCCGCCGAGCCGTCACTGTTCCACGCGGCGACCATGTACCCCGTGCCGGGCACGAGGTCTGCATTGCTGAT